TATCCTGTCGTTCAAAACTCATGGAGACACCTAGACACAGCAGAGGACACACCTCCCGATGAACACTTGGGTGGACACTAAATCAAAAAACCAAACAAGCTCACGCCCACAAGGCGTGGGCTTTTTGGGTGTAACCCACCCTACTTCGGGTTGCAATCAACTAACTAACAAATACATGCGCCATTTAATACAGGCGCGAACCAATACAAAATATGAAAATCAAAAAACCAAACAAGCTAGTCAAGACAGACAGGCAAGCTGAGAGTGCGTTAATCGTATTCTTCAGTATAATTATCGGCAGCATCCTACTAGCGGTCGCAATCATCGCTGAATACCTATGAATACAAAACCTAACCTACAAATCGGTCAGGCTTACATCGTAGACGACAAGCCTATGGTGCTGACTGAAATAAACTACCGTGGAAAAGGGGACGGTGAAGTCCCTTACTTTCGCTTTACTGACGGGCGTTACGGCTTTGGCCGCACGCTCGGTAGGCGTGCTTCGGATGCAGAGGTGCTTGACAATCTTCAGATTGCTGAAGGCGTTGACCCTCTAAGCATCCTCCTCAAACTGCAAGACAGCGTTCAATCTATGGCTGACTTCTACAGAAACAAATCCTAAAAACATGAATAAAAAAATCATACACTCACAAAAAATAAATGAATATTTCAAGATGCGTGAAAACTTATCAGCCCTAAGCGACAACGAGCGACGCTCAATCGAGAAGAAATCGGGCAAGCTGTTTTCGGAAATTGTTGAATTGGGGGCGGAGTTGTATCCTTCTCGCCAATATTCACGGATTGAACCCACTAAATAACTAATAATAAATATGAAAACTCAAATAATTAAAACACTAACAGGAATCGCCTGTTCTTCTTTTGAAGAATGGGCAGCAGACTCAGAATTATTTTGGGTCGAGCAAGGGGTCTATGGAGTGAACTCAACTTACGTGCTAGACAAAGATTCAGTAATGTCTTGCAAAGTAATTACTCCATATCTGAGAGAGCTACAACAAGCCTTTGAAGATAACCCAGAGTTCGATTCAATAACTCTAGATGTGAAATAAACCAACGGCTCGCACCTTCACCGGTGCGGGCTTTTTTGGTAGACAAGGCTACGTTTTTTCTGTAGCATTCAAACGAGACTGCCGGGCGATGCCGCCAAGCGATACCGCCAGCAGCACAACAACTAACAGGGGGTGCAATGGTCTCGATCTAGCTTCGGCTAGAGACGGAGGTTCAAATCCTCCCACCTCCACCATTTAATAAACACTAACAATAAATCAATATGTATTCCGAATCAGCACGCTCCGCACTGGCTTTCTGCCAGTCCATGACAGAAAAATATCACGAACTGCTCAAGACAGCAGACATTACCGATGCCGTAGAACGTAGGCCGAACAGGCAAAAAATCTGCGTCGATCCAGAGGCAGAGGCTAACTGGTTATCACTGATCATTATGAGAATCGAGCAGAAGAAAATGAGTTGGAGCGAAGCTGCACTAGGGACTCCGTGGCAGGGTAGGCCAGAGGCACTACGTCACTTGGCGGTCAGGCGCGGAGTTTATAGCACTAAGATGCTAAGGGCAAAGAAGGCTAAAGATACCAAGAGAATAAACGATGAAGCCAAGAGAGTAAACAAGCTAGTCCTTCGCGGTCACGGAAAATTAAAAGACCTCATAAAGGATAGCACGATAAGCATGAATCAATATTACGCTGCCAAAGGAAGATTGAATTTACCTCATACTGACAAGCGTGTAAGATAATTAAATATCTTTGAACTTGAATCACTTACCAAACTTCTACTTGACATAAAAGCTAGGGTATTCTTATATGGAATAAGATGTAAGTTATGTTAATCGTATGCTTTACCATGTTACTAGAATGATCCACCATGTTACTAGAATTTTTCTGCACAGTTTTAAGTGAAGCTGTGCCTACATAAAACCAACTAACTAAACATATGAAAATAAAAATACACACGTATCCGAATGGGCCAGCCATAGGCTTGCCACATGATGAAATCGTATCAGCCGTGGGACTCCGTGGCAGATTCTCTGATGCTCGCATCGGACAACTAGAAGCTGGGGATCAGTATATTATGCCGATCCAGACGGAGCTAGAGCCTCGCACTGACACGCAGCTACTTGCTTTGATGGGGCATAGACATTTGTTTCCGTGCTACGTGGACAACATAGTTAAATCGGGACAAAGAACTATAATAATTATGAACGGTGACGGAGCGGAAATATGCAAGCACGAGTATGATACAAACGAATGCTCTGACCTTGATGCTCTCCGCGATGGACTTAACTTCATCCTCGATCAAGAGGAAATATGAGTCACTTCTACAACTGCAAGAACCCATCGGAGCCTCAGTTTGAGGCCGAGGTGGGGACTCCTGCACAGGCTCGTAAAATTGGAGCAGATGTTTACCCGTCGGTCACGACGGTGCTAGGCATAGTCAAGGACTCCTTCCTTGATGAAGTCTACAAGCCAAAGATGATGACGGACTTAGCCAGAGAGCATCCAGACTTGCCTTGGGCTAATCTTACAGAAATGGTTTACGGGACTAGACCGCACCCTAAAGATGGAGAGTTAATTCCATCGCATGAGTTCGGCACATCAGTTCACGGAACTATCGAGCGTATGATAAACCATCACGTTCTGGGCATTGACGAACACCCTGGCAAGTCATGCTGGGACGCATGGGCTTCTCCCTTTCTGGATTGGATCAATGACAACAATGTCCAAGCCTTGGGCTGCGAGAAGGTAGTCAGTCACGGCGGCATCAAGATTGCCGGATCCGTTGACTTCGTGGGCATCAAGGACTCCAGAATCTTTCTCGCGGACTACAAGTGCCGTGTAAACACCAAGGGCAAGGCTAAACGATACCAGAAGGACTGCTGTCAACTAGCCATTGAAGCATACATGCTGATGCACCTACAAAGATTACCTTACCTTCCTAAGATTAGATCCGTTATCATTGACTGCGATACCGCAAAGCATATTCACTACGAGTGGACGGACGAGGAGAGCCATTGGGGTATCCGCGTAGCCAAAGCTGCGGCTAACCTTTACTGGATGCTACGAATGCAACCCGCTGTAAAACAATAATTATGAGCAAAGAAACGAATCCAAAGGATGCCTGTGGAATCAAGAAGGTTCCAATCTCAGGTATGCCAGTCAACGTGCTACTTGAGGCTGGCCTAGTTAAACTTCACGGTGACCTAAAGTATGGCAGATTTAACTGGAGGGATGCAGGGGTTCGCGGCTCCGTGTATTACGATGCCGCGTTCCGACATCTAGCCGCATGGTATGAGGGAGAGGACAACGATCCAGACTCAGGGTTGCATCACATATCTCACGCAATTACTGGACTCATAGTTCTTAGGGATTCAATCATGAGGGGCAACTGGACGGACGACAGACCACCGCCAACCCCAAACATCATCAAAGAATATAATGAAAAGGCATTAAAAATAAGAGATGTTTATACAAAAATGGGATCACGAAATGATTGAGATTAATTTAACCGACGACGAAGTCATGATGTGCCAACACGTAGGACATTTACGATCCGTCTTGTCCAGGGGCAACAAGGTCAAGGACATGAAGCGAACCGACATGGCCGGCCTAGATATAGATGCCCAAGGTGTCACCGCTGAGTACGCGGTAGCCAAACATTTCAATGTATTTTTTGACCTAGGTCTTAGCCCTCGTACTGGGTCAGCCGATGGAGTGATGAACGGTTACTCCTACGATGTCAAAAGCACTCACCACGCCCTCGGAAAGTTACTAGCAACCCTCAAGGACAACCCCGATGTAGATATGTATATCATGTGCATCACACCGGATCGTTGGACAGTAAAGATGGTTGGATGGTGCTGGAAGAAGGAACTTATAAACAAAAATAACATAAAGGATCTGGGTTACGGAAAGGGTTACGCACTTGAGCAGAGCCAACTCCGTCCCTTCAAAAAATAATATGAGTATGTCACAAGTAGAAAGTAACGTCGAAAGAATACAGACTAGGATCGATATGATCCGACAGGAATCACGGACTCTGTCCTTCAGAATCGAAAGGATGTTGGAGCAGCGTAAGAACTTAACTCAGGAGAAGAATGCCCTAAAGAATTTACTCACGGAGCTAGATGTATCTTCCACAAAATAAACTCAAGGACTGGAGGGCGGAACATCAGCCCAAGACCTGTCCGCTGATACTACGCAAGACATCGGACTGGGTGGTGGATCACTGCCATCAATCCGGTATGGTTCGGGGTGTAGTATCAAGAGTTGGCAACGCTTTGCTGGGTAAGATCGAGAACTTTGCTTACCGCAGATGCAAGATCAGTCACAGTCATTTACCTACCGTGCTACGAGGCATAGCGGACTATCTGGAGCAGGAGCAACTGGATGTATTGCACCCAGTAGGACTGACTCAGCTATGTAAAAAATTTAAAGGCTTGACATCCGAAAAACAAAAAGCCATTTTAGTTGATCTAGGGGCAAAACGAAAACAACTCATGGAATGTTCTAATGCCCCAGAACGAACCAAACTATTCCGTGAACTAACTAAACATAAACATGGATAAAAACATACGTCAAAAACTACAGGGGATACAATCCTCTTTGAAGGCTCCAAAGGGGCAGACTAATAAATTCGGTGGATACAAATACCGATCCTGTGAGGACATCCTTACTGCATTGAAGCCTCTGCTAGCCGAGTGGGGTTGCTCTCTAACTATCACCGATTCCATTATTGAAGTTTCAGGGCGTATTTACGTCAAGGCTTTGGCCACTTTACTTGATAATGATAGTGATAACGGAATACCAGTTGCGGGTTTTGCCCGTGAAGCTGAGATAAAAAAGGGTATGGACGAAGCGCAGATAACTGGTTCTGCTAGTTCCTACGCCCGCAAATACGCACTCAACGGACTCTTTGCTATCGATGATACAAAGGACGCTGATGCTACCAACGATCACGGCAAGAAGCCAATAACACCAAACAAGAAGCCAAGTCCGTTAGCTCATGCTGACACGGACTTTGATTTCTAATAACGCATAATACAATGCCAAAATACAATAACGAAAACACAGGGGTGCTATTCCCCGAAAGTAACCGTGAGTCCGATTCATCGCCTCACGCCACAGGAACACTAGAGGTCACCGCACCGGGCAAATACCGTGCGGCGGCTTGGAAGAACCAGAGCAAGTCTGGCCCTGTAATGAACCTCCGCTTGACTCGTCTCGATGAGGACAAACAGCCCGAGCAATACCGCAGAAGCGGTATCCCGAACCAACCCGCAGCGGCTCCCATCGGGGACGATCCCTTTTAAGGTTGATTGGTTGTCAAGGGGAGGGGGTAACACCTCTCCCCTTTTTATTTCTTAAAACATGAACCTACAAAAACAAATACCATGAACGAATTATTACAAGGATACATTGACGCGGGAGAACCGCTACTAAAAATGGACGGCTTTGATGATTGCATTGCAGGGGTCGTAGAAAGAATAGGACAGGATCCTATCATATGCTACGACAAGGCGAAGGTCATTAACCAGATGATTGACGATGGCATGACTCAAGAGGAGGCCGTCGAATACTTTGAATACAACCAAATAGGAGCTTGGGTAGGTGACAGGACGCCCTGCTTCCTCATATCACAAGCATGAAGCAACTAGAAAAAAGCCTTCTGGGGACAATCCTGAAGGCTGAGATAAACGATGGCTGCAATGCGCTACTGAACGAAGCAAAGGAGTCCGGCATCAACGCTGACTTCTTTACGGCTCACGACACTCAAACAATGTGGGAGGCAATGTGCAAACTGGACTCCAAGGGTGTGATCCTTGGCACGATGTCCCTGTTCACGGATCTGTCTAAGGGTCAGAAGGGACTCGATGCTAACTTAGTCTGGTCCACGCATGACGCAGGACTTAGCGAGTTGCAGTTCAAGGGACTCATAGATGACATGGTGGAGTCCTATAAGTCTCGAAACCTTCATCGTCTCTCGCTTATAATCAAGGACGGTTTACAGGAGGGTAAGGACTCCGAAGAGATTCTTACCTCTATACAGGGTCAGTGCGACTCCATATCCTCCTTGACTCCTACAAGAGATACCCTACAAACTATTGTTGATCAAACATTTAAGGATGTTATAGGTAAAGTAGATTACTCTCGATACCTGCGGACTGGCATTCAATCCATTGACGATGTCCTTTACAGAGGTGGCTACGGATCAGGTCAGCTTTGCGTCCTAGCTTCACGGCCAGGGTGCGGCAAGACTGCCTACGCCCTGAACTTCTTGAAGAACGTATGCACTAATGGCAACGGTGTGCTACTTTTCAATCTTGAGATGGGAGTGAACCAGATAATGAAGCGTATCTTCAGCATCAAATCAGGCTTACATATGCGTAGGTTTGAGGACGGGCTAGCCCCAGAGGACAAGATGCAAACACTTCGGCAGACTACCGAAACCGTGAAGGGTTGGAACTGCTGGATCCGTGACAACGTCTATCGGCTGGATCACATACTTGCAACGGCTAGAGGTATGCACCGTAAGCATAACGTAAATGGAATCATTATTGATTACTGCCAACTTATAAAACCTATGTCCAAGAACATATCCAGAGAGCAGCAGGTCGCAGAGATTAGCCGTGAGCTAAAGCTACTCGCCAAGGACTTAGATATACCCGTCCTATTGCTCGCGCAGGTGAACCGTGAATCCGAAAGGGATGACCGATCACCTATTATGTCCGATCTCCGTGAGAGCGGAGCCTTGGAGCAGGATGCTGACAGTATTATATTTTTGTGGCAGACACTATCAGAGAGGGAACAGGGGACTGACTACGTTCGCTGGACTCTAGCCAAGCAACGTGAAGGTATGGGATACACTCAAGGCCGGATACTCTTTAACAAAGGAACTCAGCAGATGGAAGATTACTCGCAGTTCATTTGATATGAAGCCTCATCAGAAGCGGTCACTTATTTACCAAAAAACCATAGAGGATTTTTTTGGTGGATTTGTCTGCAAAAGGTGTGGCTTCAAGGGCAAGGCAGCGCAGTTTGACTGCCATCACCTGCCTGGATACGAAAAAATTAGACCGATTACTCACTACAGAAGAACGGGGACTCGGAAGGAATTAATTAATGAGCTAAAGAAGTGCGAACTCCTTTGTGCAAATTGTCACAGGCTGGAGCATTACTCTTGACAGAAGACATAGGACACCTATGTTATAATTATTCTACCACACAAAGGTTCGTGTGTTAGTTGGTTCAATCATAGTAAATACAAGGTAAGCCTACGGAGTAATCCCAGGCGGAGTGCGGTTTTTTCATGGTCCGCACTTTTGTTTAGTCCTTGGGGGCTGTTCCGTTTTATTATCCGCGGGACAGCCCCTTTTACTATTTAGCTTCAGCCGCAGCTTCAGCCTGAGCTTCTTCTAACATACCTTCCTCAAGAAGCCTAGAGCCGACTGATGAAATCATGTAGGTACGGATTACCTTAGCTTGTTTCTTGCTCACTTTACCATTTTTGTGAGTTAAAAGTGCTTGCATCAGTTCTGGATCCTGCACGGCATCGATTAGAAGTTGTTTAGCCTTTCCAACAGTCAGAGAATTTAAATACTTGGTAACAGCATTAGAACCAATTTGAGCGGATTGCAATGAACCTCCAGGGGTTGCACTAGACAGTCTACCACCAATTCTTGCACCAATTACTCGACCAATCGTAGCGATTAACCATCCAGCTTTATCACTAACGATTTGGTCAGCTGCAGAGGTCTTAACTAATCTTTCAATGGCTGCCATTTGTTGTGCGGCAGATTTAATTTGTTGCACTTCCTTTGGATTAAACAATAATGCTAATGAGTCCGTTATGTTACTATCTTGTAACATATTGGATAACTTAATACCCTTAACAACAGGCTTTCCTTGAATGTCTAACGCGTTT